AGAAGAGAAAGAAGTCACCTCGATAGTACTGTCGTGCCTTATCGAAGAGGATCTTTTCGTTCTGCTCATAGAACCGCTTGTGGCGGTCAATGAGTGTTGTCAGTTTGGTAGTCATTTAGTACCCAGATCCGTGATGTGGGTTGTTCTTCTTTTTCTTCTTCGGCTCCGAGTTCATCTCAGCATAGTCCTCTTCTCGGGCCTTCTTTTTCTTGGCTTCAATCATGTCGTAATAGTCTTTCTTCTTGGCCATGTTACCACCTGCGTGCTGATTTGGGTTTGTAGGGGCTGCGGGATTCACGTCGTTGTCGATCTTTGTATCTGTCGAGATCCTTGATCGTGACGATGCCCGGACGATAATCGCTGGGAGTTTCCTCTACAGTATCGCGGACGAACCGCCGACGCGAGAGTATATCTGCACCCATCACAGCTGTGCGAGCCAGATCAAAGTGATGGGTGGTCCCGTCTTTCTGTTTGACGCGGGACTTACGGGATCCGTCGTAATGCAGAAGTTGGTGAAGTATCCGCTTGGACCGAATGTTTAGGTCTTCTTCTCGGAGCATACGGACGAGCCGGGCCTCGGCCTCTTGGACCCGCTTATTTGTGGCATACCAACCCGGATGGTTGCGGTCGGTCCAGAGCAAGTTGCGTGTGCCTCGGTCTTTCAAGATTGCAATTACAGCTGCAGCATTTGACTCAACTGCGATCATCGCGTTGTTGTACACTTTCTGAATCTTGACCAGGCGTTGCGCGAACTTGCCCGGATCTTCTCGACCTTCCCAAAACGCCACGTCCTTGCGGTTCAATGCGTCCCAAACGACCAGTGCCGAGTTGTCACCGCTGCTTCCGAACCCTGCGGGGTCTGCCGTGATCAAGTATCGGGTACCGACTCTTGAATGTTCGAGGGCGTGGATGCCATAGCTGTTGGCTCTTGGGTCGGCCACGGCATTGTCCAACAGTCTCCGGAGGGCGTCGGCGGGCATGATAGGGGAGGAGCTGCCCAGCCACCCATCGTAGGGTCCGCTGGGATACTTCGACGAGAAGAGTCGGGGGTCACCCACCATCTCTGTCTCGAGAGCCTGACGACGGAACGCCAGATTGTTGAGGCCCATGCCTTCATGTTCCGCAAGGTACTTCTCCTCCGCCGGGACAGGTTGAAACCCTGTGGGGTCGGTGCTGCACGAATCGTCTTCCCACCACTTGAGGAACAGGGGGTGGAACCGACCCTTACCTTCCAGTGCGGAGAGCCACATCTGCTCATGGTGAGATCCTGCTCTTCCCGGTGTGGACTCCAGAATGACGCGGGCGTTAGGTCTTTTGTTAACTGTAGGGAAAATGTTTACAGCCGCCTTGGCCTGCCACTGCGCTTCACCAAACTCTGTGATGACCAAGCGGTCAACCGAACGACCGATGGCAGGGCTTCTACCACCAGCTGTGAGGACCTTGATGCCGCCACCGTGGATGAAGTGCATCTGGGTTGTTCCCGCACGACGACCGGGGACCAGGGGCATCCGCACAGCTTCAGGGAGTCGGCGATAGGCAAAGAGGATCCTCTCGAAGATGTCCTCTGCCGTGTCTTGCCGCTCTGCGATGAGCAACCCTTTGACACCCTCAAGATACATGCAGTCGCGCAGCAAGAGCATGACGCTGATCGTAGTGATCTTGGCTTGCCTGAATTTATTTACGATGACCCACCGATGTTTTTGTGCCGCTTCAAGCAAGCGCATCTGGGTGGGTGTCGGGTTGAGATACCCGATTGACTCATCCTCTCTGAGAATCTGGCACATGCTCACAAACGCCGACGGGGACGAGAACATTGCATTGATCATGCTGTAGTTCAGCCCAGGTATATCGGCGAGCTTCGCGCCTTTAGGCAGAATCTTGGGCTTGCGCCTCGGGGCCATAGACGAGTCCTCCGGGGGTTAGAATAGCACATTCCGCCAGATCTGTACTTGTCAGATACGCCAGAATTGTGTACGGAAGTAGCAGCACCCGTGTGCGCTTCGGATAACCGTTCGGACCCGAGTAACAGCGAGCCGGGCAGGCACCAACAAGTCTTTTTATGGTTAATCAAACTTCAAGGTAGAAAAATGGCTATCTCAAATGAAGTTCTGAACTCGACTTTCGCGGACCTGCGTGGACCGCTGATCAACTCGTTTGTTCGGAGCAATGAACTTTTCGAAGCTCTGCAGTCCAAGGCACGTATGCCCATGGAAGGCGGATCCTTTATTGAGCGTACCTTCACGGGTGCCGCACCTGCTCGCGGTGTTGGTGTTTTCGTCGGTGACGAACTCCTCAACATGACTCGCCGCAAGGAAATCAAGCGTTTCCGCGTCGAGCCTCACCGCTTGGTTGTTGCTATCAACATCCCCAAGAAAGAGCTCCTCTTCAACAGCGGCAAGCTGGCTGTCATTCGGCTCATCGAAGAGTACCCACAGACTGTCATGGCCGGTGTCAACTCCGACCTTAACAGCTATCTGCTCACGGGTGCTTCTCGCGGGATCGTCTTCCAGACGGCTGAACTGAAGGGTCTTCAGACTCTGAACGGTCAGTTTAGCTCGGGTATCGGTACTGGTGTTGAGCACGGTCTTCTTGATGCACGGACTATCGCGCAGCAGAACTCTGACGCACAATCTGTTCAGAATGTGGCAAAGAGCAGCAGCTACTTCCACTACAACCAGTACAATGACATTAGTGCTTGGGGAACCAACGGTCAACTCCAATTGCGGAAGACTTATCGTGAGTGTGCTCACTATGCTGGCGGAATGGGCAAAGGTCCTGACCTCGTCATCATGGATGATGGTACTTACGCTAACTTCGAAGATTCGAAGCTTTCCAACGTTCGTGTCTCTCTCGTTGAAGACAAGACGGAAAAATCCAACATGCTGGGCCTTGAGCTTGGTATGGCTAAGGTTTATTCCTCTCTTGACCTTGACCTTGCTCAGTTCAGCGCACCTGCTGATGACGGTATGGCGTACTTCTTGAACACGGACTACTTCGAGTTCTGTATGCAGGAAGCACCACAGATCGGTGAGTTCCAAGAGCGTGTTGGTGACCAAGATGTTGTCACTGCTCTGTTCTCCATGCAAGGTAACCTCATCTGCACCAAGCTGACGGCTCAGGGCGTCTGCACCGGTGGTAATAGCTAAAGGAGATTTATCATGGGACAAGTTTATACTGATGCTTTTAGCGATACTTACACCTCAGAGGTGTACGCTAAAGGAACCAAGCGTGTGCAGTACCCCGACGAGGTTGCTGCTTACGGCTCTGGTGTAAATACTGCGACGGCACTCACTGCTGCTCAGAAGAAGATGCTTGCTGGCGAGCGTACTTGGGTGTTCATCGAGGCAACTGCTGCAATCGCAGCGGGCGATCTCGTTAAGCGTAATGCTGACACTGATGCGTATGCTGGTCAGAAAGACAACAGCGACGAAGGATCCAAATATGACATGCTTGGTGTTGCCGATCATGTCATTGCTTCAGGGTCTTTCGGTTGGGTTATCTGCAAAGGTGCTTGTGTTGTTCAGGCCCAAGCCGGCGTTGCTGCTGGTGAACGTCTTTCCTCCGATGGTAATACCACGGCAGGTGAAGTCGACACATGGACTGACGGTGCAGGTAACAGCGAGAATATTGTCGGAATCGCCCTTGAGGCAGAAGATTCTGGCTCTACTTTCGGTGCTGGGTTTGTCATCGCTCGGATTGATATCCCCGCTTGATTAGCTGATTCGTGATACATTAGGGGTCAGGGTGAATGCCCTGACCCCATTTTCTTGGAGGGCTTGATGGACGTATCTCTTGGTGCATTGCGCGAACGTCTTCTCGACTTTCGAGCCTGGGACAGTTCCGGCGCTGCGTTCAATAAGAGAGTTCGAGAGGCTCTGAATACAGCTCTTGAGCGTATGGCGGGGGATGTACCCGAAGCCCTCATCCCCGACGAAGAACATGTGGTTCTGCTCCCTGACTATAAAGGCAGCAACACAGCTGTGGTCGCACGACTTCGAACCGCATCAGGAACCTTGGGTGTCGATCATCGAACACTTGAGTTTACAACGGAAGCAAACGGTTTACTGGGTGCGTCACCCACTTGGTCCCCCACAACGGATGGGACCTGGGACGGCATCTACCACCTTGAAATTAAAGATACGAACGGGACGTGGCATCGTCGCCAGTGTCTGGAGTTCTTCACCGAAGGGTCGGGCAGCTCCAAGAGCTACTTTGTAACCATCGACCGTCCGTGGATTCGGACCTCTGATACAGCAATGGACTTCCGGTTACATCAGCCAGAGTTCTTTGTGACTGACGATGTCATGCGGGTGCTTGAGCCTGCTCGCATCTGGGACTCCACACGCCAGCAGGTCTGGGCGATTGACACAGCTGGGGCTTCGCGCTTGGACATGGTCGACTTCCAAGGCGAGACAACAGGGCGACCTTACCGGTTCTGGCGAGGGCGATACTTCCAGATGCCCACACCACGACGTGTACCTCAGACATTTAGAAGAGACGACAACAAGTGGGCGGGACCTTGGCCCCAAGGTAAGTTCCGGTTCTGCTACACCATTGTCTGGGGTAAGAAGGACACCGAGTGGCAACAGTCACCAATGGGGACAGATGACCCTCAGTTCGAGAGTTCTCCCTCTCCTGTGTCAGCTGTACACGACATGTCGACGACAGACAATCTCGGCAAGTCGATTATGATTCAGACCGAGAACATCGATGCGATGACCAACTTCGACGCCTCTGGGTCGAAACGGGAAACACACTCAGGGTTTCGGGTTCGCATCTACGTGGCGCTGGATGAGATTACGACATCGGTAGACCCGTCATACAAGCCCCTTGAGTCCGCTGGTATCTTCTACCTGTTGACCGAGATTGATCCGACTGACACGACAGCGGGTCGCGTTGCAACCTATTCGTGGGACGGCTCCGTACAGCCTGACTTTTACCGGCCCCTCAAGCACAGCGTTGGCTACTATGCTTACAAAGTATTTCCACACCAAGATGCAAGGTATGAGCTGGACTTTCGAGTGTTGCGACTTCCCAAACCCTTCATCGACGACCAAGACACCGCTCCGATTCAGAGAGACTCGGTTTCAGCGCTTATCGAATTGGCTCTGTACTATCTTTGCCTGATTGATGGTGTGGATCAGCAGAGTGCCGAGATCCACTTTCAACGCTATAATGAGCTCGCTAAACGGTTTCGACACAGGTACGCCAGTCCTGGTGGTATCGTCGAACCCACTCCTCTCGGTGGAGTTATCCGTCGCCGCCGATATGGAACTTTCACTGACGGGTAATACCTACCAAGGGACATTATGTCTGCTCGAAAACTACCAATGGCGGATGTCGGTGACATCTTTCAATCTTACTCGCTCACAGGTCTGTACTGCCGTGCTGTCCTTGTCAGTATCCAGATCGACGAACGAGGAGAGAACATCTGGTCAGGTGTTCTTATGACCAAGAACGGCGTCGAGTTTGTCTCTTCGTCGGTTGAGATTCGCGGCAAGTACGACTGGGTTCCAACCACGTGGACTTGGGACGGACAGACTTGGGTGGTCCCGCAGGAGCCGGTTGAGGTTGAGACCAAACCAGAACCCAAGGCTCGGACAAAGAAAGCCAAGCGCGTGTCTGTTCCTGCTCTGTAGGAGGTTTGAGTGGCTGGACCTGATCGACAAAAAACTGCCGAGTACCTCATCCCAGCTGGTGAGGCTCAGGTTCAGTACTCTGCCACGTCATTGGCTCAGACCGTTCAGAACTTTGAACGGACCCCAGAGAACACGCTCCGTTCAATTATTGGACCTTGTCCGTATGAACCGTATCGAACCGGTGCGTCGACTCTGGGGGCATCTGAACCTCATGGGGTGTTTCATGCGGGACTGTATGCGGGAGTGGCTGACACGCTCATCTTTCGTGCGGGCAGCTCGCTGTATCGGCATGACGGCACGACGAGAACTTATGTCGAGTTAGTCTCTGACTTGTCCGATGAAGCAAGGCCGGTTTACCCCGACCAGTTCTGTGTCATCAACGACAAGATCATATGGACCAATGGGGTGGATCGTGCTCGAGTGATTCGGTACGATGATTTGGTGACACCGCTTGGGTTCGACACACTCCCCGGAACCCCGACGACATTTGGCCCCTCGTTGACTACGGTGGAAGAGCGAAACAACCACTACCCCAACACTTGTGGGTATGCGTGGCAGGGCGGCATTGGTACGCCAGGCGGAATGCTCGAAGGTCAGTCAGGGTCGATTCTTGCCGGTGCTTGGTACTACTACGTGAAGTACGAGGATATTCACGGCAATCTCTCAGCGCCAAGCGCCGCGAGTAGTGCTGTCGTTCTGCAGACGATGCATGCTGATCCTGCTGGAGCGGGACAAGCACCGGGAACCACGAACTTTTTAGGTGCTCTCTTCCCGCACGGTAACCATCATATTGGTGTCGAGATTGACGACTTGACTCGTCAGTTTGCCGTCGAGGTCGGAGACGATGCGCCTGAGCATTGTGTCGCGATGCACCTGTACCGAACGTCAGACACGGTTAACACAACGGGCGAACCAAGGTTCCTATCACGGATCCCGAATAACCGTGCCGTGATCTACGCCGACAGTCAGCCTGATTCGATTCTTGGACCACCAATGGCCGGAGGTGTCGCGGTACCGGTGTTCCGGGTGATGGCCGCACATCAAGGACGCTTGGTTATCGGCAACATGACCGGCGACCCCGGGTTGATTCGGCGGTCAGAGCCGGGGTTCCCGGGGACCTTCGACGAAATGGAGTACGTCTACCCTGACTCCGGTGGGGCCGAGGTCACCGCGTTGACATCGCACAACGGTACCCTGCTTGCCTTCACAAAGTCATCGGTGTATTCGCTTCAAGACTTCGCACTACCTGTCCCGCTTTCCCAGGGTATCGGCTGTGTCGCACCTCGGTCTGTCGTAGGTATGCGTGATGGTACGTTGGTCTGGCTCGGGCGCGATGGTTTCTACGCTTGGAGTCAAGGGTCGGCGGTCACTTTGATTAGCGCTCCGATTGATCGGACGATTCGAAATGACATCAACCGGGGCCGCATGCAAATGGCAGTCGCGACATTTGATGCTGAGTCTGGCGAGTATCGCTGCGCGCTGGCACCAGCTGGTACGGCGTTCAACACCTTGGTTCTTTGTTTCGACGGTCAGAGTTGGCGGCGTATGCGGATGGGAATGCACATCGCTGATTGGTGTCAGACTGACGATTGGAGACAGTACACCATTGCGGCTGCGACTGAGGTCTCTGCCGCGATTGGGATGACTCGAAAGAGCAAGACGGGCACTGCAACGAACTTGTATGTGATGGACCACGAGGTTGTCAGTTACACACCGCCTCGGCGCGTTGTGAGATATCGATCCGGATGGCTTCGCTCCGACACCTTGGCGATGACACCCACTCACATCCGTGTGATGTACATGGGGCTGATTGATTCATACGACGGCGAGATGACCATCCGCTTCTACAAGAATGGCTCTTGGTCGGAAGCGGTCGACACCCAAACACTTAAGACGCTTGGTGTCGACAATGGAAGTAACGTCGTCGCGGACATTGCCGGTTCAGCTGTACTCGGAACCGCCAAGGCGCATGATCCACGTCTGTGCTGGCGACAAATCCCCGTGGGTCTGGAGAACGTATTCACATGGGCGTTTGAGATCGAGGCGGACAGTCCCACACGGATTCATCTTGCATCATTCGCGTTCGACATATCGGTCGCACCAATGGGCAACATCCGGGGTCGCGTACCTCGAAAGGATGACACCTGATGCCATACATCTTTCCGAAGAGGAGACTCAGAGATGAAGATGTCCTCGATCCGGTTGAGTTGAACGAGGACTTTGTCCCAGCCGCCGAGCTGTACTCTGGGAACCTCGACCGTCACAATCTTAAGTCGAATATCAACTTAAGTCCGAAGTCCGACAATGCGAATGCCAAGTCTGGTTACTTCAATCACTACAACACCTCCGTTTTATCTGACCCTGATTTTGGGCGACATACTTCTTCCTACCAGTTCCCAACGTCGACTGACGCAAATGTCTTTTTGATCCCCGGGTCTCTTGGGTGGTCTTCGATTGAAGGACTGTCAATCACAACCATTAAAACAGGTGTCTCGGTTCTCTGGGTGAATGCTTGGTTGCAGTATGTGTGGTTGGGTTTCTACGAAGGCAATGCAACCACCGTCGATGTCATGAATGCCTACTCAGGTCAAGACTCGACTTTGGGCCTACCAAAGCTACCTACGGGTGTGCAGTTTGCCATCAAAGTCGATGGTGTTGTCCTTGAGAACACTATCACGGGGCACAGCAACCCATACCACCGAACATGTCAACCGTGGAGTTGGGTCACTTCTCGGGATCACGTTCTGACTTTAGCAAAGACATCGGGATCTCCGGGTCCGGTCACCGAGTACGATGGCGGTCTTTCAGGTTGTGGGCCGGAGATGATGCCGATCCGTGTCGGAGCGTATGTTCCCGTCGCACCGGGGACGCACACCGTGGAGGTCGTTGTCCGCAGACTTCGACCAACCGAACCCAAGAGTCAGATTAAAGTGAGGGTAGACAACTTATCGACATGGTCGGATGTTTCCGAAGCCGATGGCGTCGGTATCTATAATCGAAAGTTGCAAGTCATGGACATTCCCACGGTCCCGACGGCAACGACGACGTTTGACAGCGTCGATGTCACGACGCTCGACACTGAGGACACAATCAACGCAGCCAGCCTCGGAACCAATGCGATTGACAAAGTTCGAGACAAGCTCAATGACGTACAAGAAGGTGCTCTGGCTCGAGGGGCCTTGACCAACGCACACCTTAAATCTGGTGTTATTGCGAAAAGCGGGCAAGACTCAACCTCGACAGGACAGATCACACCTTCATCCCCTCAGTCAATGCGGTGTCTATACCCGGGCTTCGGGGTCTCGACTTTTGTACCCAGTCCTGCGGCGGGAATAGGTTGGTGGTCCCTCGACGACGGGGCAGGTGGTTACCTCAGAACAGCGTCATTCCTGAATGCGACTACCCGAGACCCTGGCTACCTCATCATCTTCGCGAATGTACAAGTCACTCGTGTGGGTGTTGAGGGGACAAACTCCGTCGGGCTTCGAAATGAGACGTGGCAAGCTGGTGCATTTTGCTTGGGCTACCGCTACAATAACGGAGGCACATCCGCCACAAAGGTGATTAACTCGACCACAGCATTCGTGAACAACTACAATATCTTCGGGGCGATACATGACCAAGCCGCTTCGTCATATAAGTCTTGGCCTGCGACAGAACAATTCGATGTGGCATTAATGCATGTGATTGACTTGACGGACCCCGCCAGTCATTCAGTTCAGAACTACGAGTATTTTCAAGTGTACGGCAGCGTTTGTTACGATGAATCGCTCAGAACCGTGCGGTGGAAGTACGGCAATGTCTCATACATCTATCTGCGAGCATAGTCATGACAATCGGCAAAGCACTCACATACACTGACAATCAGGTCCTCAACACTGAAGGGCATAGTAAGAATGTCTATGATGCGGATGGGAACACGGGCATCATGTCTGAGAGCAATGGAGGTTTGGGAGCCAACAACCTTGACGCAAACTTCGTTGCGCACGCCGAGCATGTCTTCCCTGAGACTGTTGCCTTCGGTCGCCAAGAAGGAATGACGGGGCCGGTTCAGTGCTTCTCTGACGCCTTCGGTTCTCGGCTGTCCGACACCGCGACAGTGATTGGCTCAACAGCCAACCAAAAGTTGATGCGGCCTGTGTCAGGTTGCGGACTTAGGGTTTATCTCCCGTATGACGCATCAGCTGTGCTCTGGCAAGTCTCTTACTTTGTCAATCCTCAGACGTGGTACTGCGTCATTCACAATCGGGACCCTGTGGCTTATTCGGATCATGTCGAGTTCAATATATTTACAGCTCTTAAGCGCGACAATGTCCTGTTAGAGTCAACGATTCGGGCCTTGCCTCCTTCTTTATTCTTTACAAGGAACATGGCAGCAGGAGGAACTGAAGTTGGTTCTGTCACGAGTAAGGTGGCTCGTGCGAGTATGTGGAGAGACATGCACTATCTCGACACTGATGCAAGCTACCTGACCAAGGGTTGGCACGACATCCAGCTGTGCCTGCATGTGGAGGATCCCCGCACAAGCAC